CCAGTTCCACCGCCACCACCTTGTCCTACAAAGATAGTGATTGTATTTGTTGTAGCAACTCTGATCGCAGTTTGTATTCCAGCGATAGGATCACCATTTGGATTACTTGTAATTGAAAGTCCTCTAGGATAAGGATGATTACCAAAGAAATTATCCTTAGAACATTTAAACACTAATCCACCTGTGTCAATACCAACAGTGTCACTTGTTGATAAACCATGATTCGGAATAGTTAGTTTTAGGAGACCACTATGTGATTCATAGTCTGCATCTGTTGCTGTAAATGCATTTGCACCCGTGGCAGCAAAACTACCCTTACGTATTGAACCAATACCAGAACTTATAAATCTATGCTCAAATGCAAGGTCTGTTACACCAATTGCAACTGTTCCACCACGGTACCCAGAACCAAATGTATTATCCTCAAAGAACTCAAATGCATTACCACCACCAACATAAGTATGAACAATCGTACTTGGTCCTGCTTGAACTTCAAATGTTCGCTCAGAAACAATACCAGTCAAGAATAATGGTCTCTCGTGGTCTTGGAATATAGTTGTAGTTACACCACTGTAACCAACACAACTAAATTCTAAATCTTTTAGTTGAACTGTATTTGGTCTTTCAAGAGCAAAACCATGAACTTTATCAGTAGTAACTGTAATAATACCAGTTATATTATCATATGCTGCTGTAGTAATTCCGTAATTAACTCCTGAAGTCGTTGCAATACCAACAACACTAGTGATTGCACCTGATGCATTCTTGAATAATGATGCCTTTGCACCTACAAGTGGAGCATAACCAAGACCTGGTGTAGATCCAAGAGATACTATCAAACCACCTCTTGGCACTTGGTTTTGGTTGATATCTGACTCAGATACGATAAATTGACCGTTTTCAGAAGTAATACCTGTAAATTGAACTGTTGAAACACCAGCAACAGTATCTGCAATGAACTCATAGTTATGACCTGAGTTATTTGTAGTCAATGGTGTTTGGAATATACCATTAATGAATAATACACCATTACCTACACCTATTCCAGATGAAGTATTTGCTCCTCCGACTGTCAAACTATATGTTTTTCCGATTCCAGTAAAGTTATCTGATACATCATCAAATAACATATTAGTTGTGTAATTACTTCTTAAGAAGGTTCTACCACTAAAATCTGCTTTTACAAATGGAAGATTAGTATCTGTTCTTCTTGATCTTGTATTACCTTTTGGTGGTTCAATGAAATAGACTGAACTATCAACAATATTAAATGCACCTCTATGAACTCTGACAACATCATTGTCAGAATGTGGGGTTGCACCTATTCCTAATACTCCTCTTTCAACCTTTACAACTGGTAATGTTGAAATACCAAGGGCAACATCGGTTGCATCATTAATTATTCCAGTTGGAGTGCTTGAGAAACCAACTTGTTCAATTTTCATGTATTCTTCATTTACTTTTAATACATCACTTGGTTGAATTGAACCGATACCACTTAGAACGAATTGAGAGGTTGCAGATCCAATATTACCATCTAACGTATGAGAAATTGATGTAAATGTGATTGGTTGTTGAACAACTCCATCAAGACCAATAATTGTCTTAGTGAGTTGTTTGTTCATTGTCAATTTGTGAGCATTACCAGTTCCTATTCCTGTGAATGTAATCGCTGCACCTGAAGATACATATTCGGGTCTAGAGAATAATTGGAATCTATTTTCATCAAGAACTTTTGCAAATACTGTTGATGGTAAGATAGTTGTAACAACTCCTGCAGTGTTTGCAGTTGAACCAATTGATAACGCTGTTGCTGCGATTCCTATAAATGTTGAATCAAATGAGTAATTTAATTCTTCATTAGTGTTAAAGAAGTGATTTGGTATTGTAAATACACCAGTCGATGTGCTTATGATACCAGAATTAGGATTGAAGGTCTTACTATAAATTGGTGTCCCCTCAAATTTAAGATCAAATTTAGTTCTATTTGCTCTTCTTCCCTCTAAACCATCAAATGTTGATAAAAATACTTCTTGATCAACTGTACCATATGTTAGTTTAGGTGGAGTATTATCAAAATCATTTTCAGTGTAGAAAATTTGATTATATGATTGTACTTCTATGAGTGAATTGAATTGAGCATCTGGGTAGAATCTTAAGTTAATATTACTTCCACTTATTTCACCTCCAAAAGTACCAATACCAGTTGTTGATCCTGCTGATACAAATGGATATTGTACAGTTAAGATGTCATCTTCATCTCTGATTGCAATTATTTGATGAACTGCTGATGTTTGACCACTTGAAACTCTAACGAGTGACTTTGCACTACTATCAATATCCTTATTGAGAGTAGCAAATGTAATTACACTTCCAGTTCCCGATGCATAACCAGATTCTAATCTTACGCTTCTCTCTGCACCTGCTGGTTGATCCGATACTGCAAAACGATATGTACTTGCAGCAGCAGTTGTAGTACCTAATCCAACGATATTTGATCTTGTCTCAAGTACGTTATTACGATTATTGATAATTTGTAATTTAATTAAATCATTCTCAAATCTCGCTGTGATAACTCCAACTGTGCTTTGACTGTTTGCTAATTGTTTATCAACATATATCTGTGAGATTGTGGTATCTGTTCCATCAAAATCAACAATAACTTCATTGTAATTTACATCTTTAAGTATTGAATCTTCAACAAATATAGATGCATGTAAAGCATTAAAATCTGTCTTATTAAATTCAGCGATTGTAGTAGTTACTATACCTGTTGTACTAACTCCTGCATTTACATTTGCACCAGTTAATTTGACATTTCCAATATTATTTGTATTAATTCCAACTAGATCCGTGTTAAAATCAGTTTTTAATATTTTAATATCGTGATCTTTTGTAAATTTATCTTTAGGTTCAAAGAGTAAATTTTTAGTGCCACCTGATGTAATTTCAGTTTTTACATCTCCTAATCTGATTGATGTAAAATCAGTGGTTTTCTCAAATAAAATAGCATCATCTTCATCAGTCAATACAACAACTTCAGTAAATTGAGTGTCAAGTGTATCAGGATCAACAATCTGAATTAGATAATTACCAACATCTGCTGTTAATTCTTCAACAACAGTTGTATTCGCTGAGAAACCAACACTTGAGAATTGATCACTAATATCATCGTGAATCAAAACTCTATTACTAATACATCTTGTAAAATCAGTTAAAACTCTATTTTGTAATTGTAAATTTTTAGATTTGTTATTTAATGTATCAAAATCAGTAACAAAATCAAAATTATTAATAGCATCTACCCTTGATATTTCATCATCATTAGTTACATCTAAAATGATAGATGATAAAGAAGTAGATGTGGTTCCAACACCGACTTTTACATTATTTTGTACAGAGGTATCTGCAAAATTCTTTAATCCAGCAGGATGAACTAATCTATTAACAGGATTTACCAGATCATCCCATACAATTGAACTCTTAATTGAATAAGAAAGATTTTGATAATAATCATTATCTGGCATTACCTGATAATCTTCACTTAATTTACCAGTATCATCTAACCATCCATACTCTTGTCTGTTTGAGAAATCAATCTTGAATTTTGCTTTATTATTAATAATAGATGTAATTTCAGCAGATACACCACTTATACTACCTACAACTCTATCACCTTTTTTGATCTCAAATAATCCATCAATTTTTATATAATCATCTCTTATTTCTACAACTTCAAGATCGGTTTTAGAACCTGCTACATTTAACTTTTCATTTAACTCAAATACACCCCTAGTTTGCACTGGTCTTAAATCTGGATAATTATCTTTATTGATTAATGTTGCATATCCTGATTGGAATGTTTTTGCGATACCAGGATTAGTTGTTAAACCTGCTAAAGTAAATTTAAGAACAGATGTTGTGCCAGCGATATAATCATCTACATTAAAGAATCTATAGTTATAATTTTCTGAATTGAATCCATCTCCATCAACGGTTGTATTTGTTCCAATTCCACTTGTTCCAATACCTGCTTCTCCGATTCTTAATATACCTTCTACAAAAACTTCATCACCTTTTTTAAATGGTTCTTGTACAAAACCACCAAATGGTGTCTCTAGATATGCAGTTACAACACCTGATACACTTGTTTCAACTGAATTTATACCAACTCCATTTGAATTATTAATGGCAATAATTTTATGAGTGAGAGAATCTAATCCATTTACAGGTGCAATAACTTGCACTTCAGAAATAGTTTGATTTGGACTAATTGCCTGTAATGATGAATTATCTACTACCTCATTAGATATTGGATTGTAGATTAATAAATTTGGAGCACTAGAGTAATTTTTACCACCACTAACAATTGAAACTCCAGTTATAACATCTAAATTGTCAATATTGACGACTGGTGGTACAAACGCCTCTGGACTCAATGTTTTATCAGATGAATATTCATATCCAAAATCAATTATTCTTACCTTTTTAATTTTTCCAACTGTTTTTGATGATGTTTTTATATTAGCACCACTTCCATTTGCACTTATAATAGTATTAAATTTAGGTAATTTTTTATAATTGAATCCCGCTGATGTAATTTTAAATTCTTTAATTTCACCATGAACATTTTTAGACTGTGTTGAGTACTCTAATTTTTCACAATCTGTGTCAGAATACCTGAAAAATTCTGGGACTTTTGGTGAAAAATTAAATGTCTCTGAAGTAACACCAGATATTTTGTATTGACCATTATAAGCACTATCCACAAATAATATTTCATTATGATTCACCACATCAGTATCAGATGTACTTATAAATCCACCTTTTGTTATGCCATAATATAATTTACTTGGAGATGATGAAGTACTTTGAACTGATAATGTGGCACCAAAGAAGGGTCTATCTGGTGAAGTACCAATACCAATTGTTCCAACACCTGTAACATTGAAATTTGTGGAGTCTTGAGAACTTAAATATTCATTTGTAAGTTCTTTATCATAAAATATCTTAAAGTCAAAACCCGCTAATGTTGTGTTTGATAAACCAAAAGTAAGTTTTTGATTTTTAACAACCGTAATTTTTGGATTAATTGGTGCGATTGATTGATTTGCTCCACCTGTATTAGCGGTAATTGCTACTGTATTGACTGGTCTGATAT